TTGACATGAGCGCCTACAGGCCCGGTCAGGCAAACCCCATTCCTCCGCAGTCGCAAGGCACACCGTACGGTCAGCCAGTACCGCAGACTAAGAAAGTGGTGCCTGGCCAAGCCTACAACCCGCCAAGTGGCGGCTACGCTCCAGTCGCGGCTCCCAAAAAGCCACCGTTCTCTATGGGGCCTGCGCAGACCCCGTGGGGGCCGTCAATGGACCCATTGGCCGAACGCGCCAAGATGATCCAGTTGATGGAAGAAGAGAACATGCGGAACCAAGTGCAGTTCAATCAGACGTGGACTGGAAACACCCCCCCGCCCGCCGAGTGGTTGAACGCAAGGCCGACGATGACGAACATCCGCGACTTGATTCAGCAGGCTGGCCTTGGGAACGGATCTCCGACCATGGACCCCGGCTACACGGGCAACACTTTCGTTGGAGACATTAACCAGCAGTTCTCAGGTGTACCTCAACAGACTGGCAAACCCAAAATACACACCCCTATGCCAGAGTTGGGGCCACTAGAAAGTTACCCCGGCTACCTAGGCCCAGACATGAACCAGCAGTTCTCAGGCTATCCGGGAGAATTGCGCCATTTGGGCGATGCCGACGGGAGTTGGGAGCGCGAAAAACAGCGCACAAACCCGAACGACCCGGGTGCTGTGATCTACGGGGATCCCAATCCAACGCCTCAATACGAGCCTGCGGTGGTCTACCCGCAGCCTGACTACGGCCAGCCGTCCCGCCGGCATCGCTACCCAACGCCGCAAAACCCGTATTTAGTTAACGACTACGGACCACAAGTCTCGGATGAAAATCTGGCTGGGGCTAGCCCATGGGGAGGACCGCCAAGGCCAGGGATGGAGTACTACAACGATTCCGGATGGGGTTGGCCGAACGGCGCTCCAACTCCGCAGCCCAACCAAATGCCGCCTGTGACCTCCCCGCAGCCCTACCAGTTTCCGCCGCCGTACGTACCAAACGCCCCAGAGCCGTTCCTCCCGCGGCCCAACCAAACGCCGCAAAACGAGTATGCGGTGTTGACGTGGGCGCCGCCTGACCGCGGCCGGCCGTTCCACCCGCAGCCCAACCAAACGCCGAGGCCGTCACCTGGCCCCCAAATGACGCCGGAGCAAAAAACCAAGTATGACGTTGAGAACCAGCGTCGGCTTGACGCGCAGCGCGAAAGGCAACGCGCCGAGAAGGCTGCGAAAGAAGCGGAAGATCGACGCAATGGCGTGAGGCAAAGGACAATGCCTGGAAGCGATCCAATGAATCCAACGGTCGTGCGCGTTGACCGCCGCGGATACCCGCTTGACTCACCGACTGGCGGAATGTGGGTTGGAAATACTTGGATCCCTAACGGGCCTCCAGCCAAGCCTCCGGCCCCTAAAAAGAGGAAAAGGTGATAGGCGTGTACCAGCAAGGCCGAAACACCGTCACTAACAACTACTCAACGACCAACAAGTCGGTCGTTAATCGCAATTCCCCGACGAACCAGAACTACACGCGCTCTTCTTCCCAAGGCGCCAATATGGGGGCGTACGGCGGGTTTTCCGCCATGCGCTCTGAAACACCCGGCCAATACCAGTCATCCCCACCACCGGGCATGACCTACGCCAGGTCGGACACGCCGGGTCAATATCAAGCCAACCCGCCACCGGATGGCATGATGTATTCGCGGTCAGCGGCGCCAGAGATTCGGACGGCTGGACCGATGCCAGCGGCGCCTCGGTCAAATCCTTCGTCTCCTTGGGACATGTATTCGCAGTCCCGCGGAGGAAACCAATATCGGCAGAACTACGATTCTGCCGGCAGCATCCGCCGACTTTCATCAGCATTGAACCCCGGCAGAGGACAAACGCAGGAAGGGCAAACCGGACCAAACTCTTGGCAGCGGCTCACACAAAACCCCAATGGAACCTACACCCAGACTGTGGCCGGTAGCCGCGACGGTCTGTATGGAAGGACCGCTGGCGAAAACAATGGGCCGCGCTATGTCAGCCACGGCAGGCTAGACCCAGTAACAAAACGCGTATTGCCACCCAAAGTTTGGGTGTAATAGTGTACACTTGTGAGGCGCTAGCCTCCACCTAACCCCCCTTAAAGGTGTCGCATGCAGAAGAAGATGAACGTAGGTATTTGCACGTTCAGTTACGGCGGAAACGGAGGCATCTCCTCCGAAGTTCCGGACATCCGCGAGTGGATGGTGCCGCTGGTTGCGGACGCTTCGCGAGATCCGCGTATCGACAACATCCACATCTGGAACCTGTCCGATACGCCAATCACCATGACGCGAAACCGCGCCGTGCTGACCGCGCGCTCCCACAAGTGCGATGTGCTGTTGATGGTCGATTCTGACATGAAGCCCGACATGTACTCAGGCGAAACGTGGGCGAAGCCGTTCTTCTCAACATCGTTCGATTTCATATTCAACCACTACGAACGCGGTCCTGTGTGCGTCGGAGCGCCGTACTGCGGCCCCCCGCCCAACGAATGCGTCTACGTGTTCCGCTGGCAGAATCACCAGAACGAACATCCGAATCCCGACTTTCGGCTGGAGATGTATGACCGACACACCGCATCCAGCCTGACTGGCATTCAGTCCTGCGCCGCTCTTCCGACCGGCTTGATCATGTATGACATGCGTTGCTTTGAGGTCACTGAACCAAAGACCGCAAAAGACCACCCGTGGTTCTACTATGAGTGGAGCGACGTGTACGCCTCCGAGAAAGCGTCCACCGAAGACGTGACGATGACTCGCGACTTGTCACTGATCGGTAGCCAGAAACTGGGATACAACCCCGTGTTCTGCAACTGGGACGCATGGGCCGGTCACTGGAAGCCGAAGTGCGTTGGCAAGCCTGTGCCGATCTCGCCGTCCGATGTGGCCTCCAAGATGCGAACGGACTGGGAGGCCGGCTGCGTGACCAAAGTGATGGACATTGTCCAGCCACTCCCGAAGGAATTGAGCGTGTAATGCTCTGCATCAAGTGCCACAAGGACTTGCCGGAAGAGCGGTTTCACCTCGCCGCAAGCGGGAAGCGTCACACCCAGTGCAAGGAATGTCGCACCAAGTATGAACGCAAGCGTCGAAAGAAGAGCAAGGACACCCGCCTGGATGACATCGAAAAGGGCGCGGTCGATTTGTTCTGCGCCGCCTCCCGTCTGGGCGGGGCAAACATCCCGCACTCCAGCGAACTCCTTGAAACGCTCCTGACCTACTTCGGCGGCATCAATGGCTTTTGCAATCTCTTCATGAAGCAGTACTACGATAGCCCCGCAGGCGGCGCGTTTCGCACCAAACAGATCGACTCTGTCATGCGGCTGATCGTCAACAACACGGCTCTTGGTGGCGCCAAGAAACCGTTGTCGCTGTGGAATGAGGAGGAGTTGGAGGAAGAGCTTCAGAAGAGGCTCTTGGAATTGAACACTACGGTGACCCTGCAAGTGATACCGCAGGCCAACCTACCCGCGCCACGGGACCATGAAGAAGCACCCTCGCAAGATTCCTGACCAAGGCAAGCCGCAAGGCGACTTTGCCAAGAACGTCTCCAAGCACTCATTTGATGTGCTGAAGGAGATGCAGGCGGAAATCAACAACCGCCGCATAGAGGCGTTGCGTCTGTATGAGCCGATGGAGGCGCAGCAGGAAATGCATGCCTGCATGGCCAGCGAGCGTATCGTCTTGGGCGGCAATCGTTCCGGCAAGTCGCTATCGACGTTTGTTGAGGACGCCAGGGCGGCGACGGGCCAAGATCCATTCGGGAAGTACCCAAAGACAGACGGGAACATAGTCATTGTTGGCCGCAATTGGCCGCACATAGGACTCGTTGCATACCCCATGCTCTTCAAGGCCGGTGCCTTCAAGATCATCAAGGATGCGGAAACGAAACAGTGGCGCGCGTTCCGGCCGGCAAGCGATGCGGCTCGCATCTCCGAAACCAAGCCCGCGCCCCCGCTGATCCCTCCGCGGTTCGTCAAGGAAGTGGCATGGGTTCTCAAGAGCGCCGGCTACTGCCAGAAGGTGACGCTCACCAACGGCTGGATCATCAACTTCTTCTCCAGCGAGGGAGAGCCTCCGCAGGGCTTTCAAGCCGACTTGGTGCATCTGGACGAGGACGTGTCCAATCCCGCGTGGGTGGGTGAAATGCAGGCGCGTCTTGCGGACCGCAAAGGCCGACTGGTGTGGTCCGCTATGCCACATAGCAAGAATGATGCGCTTCTCGGCTTGTGCGAGCGCGCCGACAGGGAGATCGAACTGGGCGTGAAAGACCCCCCCATCCGCAAGTTTGTTCTCAGGTTTCTTGATAACCGGCACATAGACAACGAAGAGAAGCAGAAGAACATCGCGCGATGGTCTGCGCTGGGCGTGGATGAACTCCGCATGCGGGCGGAAGGTGAGTTCACGCAAGACTCTATTTTGATGTACCCGTCTTGGAACCAGACGGTGCATGTCATGCCGCGCGACGAACTGGCCGGCGGCATCGTCCCGCCAGAATGGACGCGCTATGTGGCGATTGACCCGGGACACACGGTGATGGCATGCGTGTTTGGTGCCGTGCCGCCCGACGAGCGATTCCTTCTGATCTATGACGAACTGTATATCCGCAATGCCAACGCTCTGATCTGGGGCGAAGAGTTTGCGAAGAAGGCTGAAGGCCAGTTCTTCTATGCCCTCATCATGGACATGCATGGAGGCTCGCTGCGCGACCTTGGGTCCGGCCGGCTCCCCAGCGACCTGTACTCAGAGCAGCTTCGCGACCGCAAGATCCGCGCGCAACTCTCCGGCCATTCCTTCATTCCGGGTTCCGACGATATCCAAGCCCGCACCGCACTTGTGCGTCAGATGCTGCACATTCGCAAGGACGGCACAACGGCGCTGAAGTTCTTGCAGGGCGCCACGCCGGAGTTGGTCAGGGAACTCAAGCGGTACAAGAAGAAGGTCATCCACGGCACAAACGGCGCGTTCGTCACCGACATGCCAAACACGCGTGGGGATGTACATGCCGTCCAGTGCTTGGAATACATGTGCGCATACGAACCCTCCTATCACGCGCCGCCGGCAAATGCAGGGCCGGACCCGTGGTACGTGAAGTGGCTGGCTGACCGCAAGAAACGACAGGGCGATGACGGCAAGGGATACGTGATCTTAGGGCCTGTAAGAAAGGGTTGAGCATGACTGCTTGGAAAATGCCGGATGTGAATCTGGGCGATACGGTGCTGTTTCGGGCGCATGAAGGTGCCGAGGCGTCCATGGCTTTTGTGACGAAAGTCGGCCGAGAGACACTAGAACTGTGGGCGCTTTCACCCGGCTACGGCGGGGTGGAGAAGACTTCTGTGCATCACGCGGACGATCCGCGGCTGCAAGAAAGCGTCCAGTGGAAGGAATACGGTACGTGGGAGCATCGCCCGCGTGACCCCAAAATCGCGATGCTTTCGGAGCGGCTGTCGGCTCTGGAGCGCGACCTGGGCGTTAAGAAGGGCAAGTGATGGAAACCCACCCGCTGCGTCCGATTGTCCGGTCTTGGCTGGACAAGATCGATCTGGCCATCAAGCACAAGAAACCGTTCCAAGAAGACGCCGAAGAGGCGATGAACTTCTATGACGGCGACAACGCTTGGATGTTCCGGAACGAGTACGTTCGCGGGGAGAAGGGGTTCATTCAAGGGTTAGCCCCTCCGGCCTTCCGGATGACGATCAATCGGGTGTGGGAGGCGGTGCGTTTGTTCGGGGCGGTGATCTATCACCGTAACCCGACGCGCACCGTCACCCCGCGCGAATACCCAGTGTTCTCGCCGCCGATGCTGGGGATCATGCCCCAGCCACCGATCCCGCAAATGGGTCCGGACGGCCAGCCTGTTGTTGGCCCAGACGGCCAGCCGATCATGATGCCGGACCCAGCCATGCAGCAATACCAGCAAATGGTAGAGCAAACCGGCTTGGCGTTTGACAGGCGCAAACTGATCAGCCGTCTCTTGGAAGACTATCTGAACTACACGCCTGTCGAACTAGACCTCAAGACCCACTCCAAGAAGGTGGTCGATGAGGCCCTCATCAAGGGCAGCGGGTGCTGGTTTACGGAACTCTACCAACCGCCAGGCTCTAGCCAGAGCGTACCCGGCAGTTTCTATGAGAGCTTCGACAATGTGGTCTGGGATCCAGATGCCGACGATTACTTCGACATCAAATGGCTGGCTCGCAAGCGCGTGCATCCGAAGTCGTTTGTGTCGCAGCGGTTCGGAATCCCCATGGAGGATCTCAAAGGAACCTCCGAGAGTTACGAATC